AATGATGTCCTTCCAACCTGGGTGTTTGGTGTAGAGTTTACTGAAAGGTTCACCCATCTCAAGACCCAACTTAGGGGCATTGTCTGGTGTGTAATACCTTTCCCAATCGGGATTATCTTCTCTCCACTGATCCCAGTCATGAATACTCATCTTGACTTCCTTGGTCTCACCCGTTTGTTTATTTTTAACAGGGTATGTTGCCATGATCACCTCATAATGTGTGTATATTTATTAATATTCCAGAGCCTCTGAAATAGTGGGGAACTGTTCTTTGAATACTTCCTTACATGCAAGGGCAACATCCATGTGTTCCTTCTGTGTTCCGTTTGCAGAACGGAGATCAATGTAATGAATCCAACTGCGAACTGAACCACTCATGTAGATACGGGTGGGAGTTGCGAGAGGAAGTACAAATCGTGCACACTCTTTTGCGATGTCAGAACCCAACATCTCTTGATAGAGTTTCATACCCTCTTCAAAGTGTTTCTTGATTTTGATTTCAAACTCTTGTTTTACAAAAGGATCAATGTCATCAATACTATTCTGACGGTTCTTGGTATCCTGACGACGAAGATCGAAAACAGGAATATTGTCTGCCAACATAGAACTGTCAGCATATCGTTGTGAAAATTCCTGGAAGGTGAAAGAACGGTGCCGCAGAATCTGAGCTGCGATACCACGATTGGTTTCAATCTCCAGAGTCATGAATGCCTGTTCAAAGATACTCCAGTGTTGATGTTTGATACAATACTTCAACAGACCAGAGATCTTTTCGTTCTCCTGATTGTTTGGGTTACTTACCCTCGCACAGTATGCCATGTGCTTCTCAGCATCAGGACTCACATTAACCAACTTTACTGACATTCTTTTTCCCCTTTATTAAAACGTTTACGGCACTTTTTTACAGCCTTCATCTCCTCCTTAATCATCTGATATGCATCTTCAGAGGATAATCTATTTGATAGTTCCAAGGCACAGATAATTTCTACTCTCGTACCAAAATGTTTGAGTGCCTCTTCAAAGCAATTTAACTCTTCATACATTACATCTCATCTCCATAGAATACTTCATCATAGTCATCAACTGGAACATTTGTGTATGTAGGTTCTTCTTCAATGACACTTTGAAGTTCCTCTGAGAACAACTCTTCCTTTAATGTTCCTAGAAGGAATTCCATTTTACAGATGGTTGCCCTCAGTCTTTCCTTATCCATAATAAGCTTCAAAGTATTTTGTAATTCCAGATGTATTGATGTTCCCCTGTGACACCCAGTCATGGGCACACTCAGAGATACTCTTCATACTATGAACTGGTTCTCCGTTTTCATCCAACTTAGAACCAAATGTCTTCAGAAGATAAGAGTAAACCTTCTCTCTAATCTCCATACGTTCATCACTGTATCGCCAGTCTTCCATAATAATTAGAACCACACTAACTATTATACACAAAAAAAGGGTGGGAGTCAATCCCACCCTCGAAAAATTAACTTAAGATCCTCCTACAGATTCGTTTACACGCGGCCTGATCTTCGTCACATTCAATTAGACAATCATAATAGTCATTCAAAATATCCGATTCATCAGATGTTCTGTCTAAACTATCAATCAGTCCATTTACGTCTTGTTTCCATCCTGCAAGTTGATTATAAGAAATAACGTTATGCATGATGTCCTCCACGATTATGTTTACATCATAATAAAGTAAGTTGATTTTTTCAGATCACTGTATCACCTCTCCAATTCTATCATATCTAGGAGACTTTTTGTATCTTAGTATACATTTATTTCTTTTTTACATAGGTACAAAAAAAGACAGGGTTGTTAACCCTGTCTGTAAAGTAAGTTTGAGTGATATCACTTGGTGTAAGTCTTACCACGATAGCAGAATGTACCGTGAGTTTCCTTACTCTCTACACAACGAGTATCATACTCAACACCACGATATGCAGTGTGAGTGATCTGAGCGTCGTGAAGTGCAGCAGCTTTGTTGATCTGCTTACGAATGAGGTTAAGTGTGTTCATGAGTTTACTCCTGAAATACTAGGGATTTACGCCCCGTTCCTTCAGTCGTTTGCGTCCCATGGACATTCAGAAGTATAGTCCTGAATGGTTTCAATCAGTTCAACCTTCCACTCTGCTTTCATATTTTCGTGGTCTATGATTCTAAAAATCACAGCCTCGGCATCTGAACAGGTGATAGATGAACTAAGTAGAAATTCAAACATGGGATGAACGCTCCGTTCCGCGACTTACTTGCGTCTCCCGAAGGAGATGAACGACAGGTCTATTATAGACCTCATATACTATATATGTCAAGTGTATCTGTTGATACACTTTTTGTATCATGATGAACTCTTTTTATCCATCTTTCTGATCTGACCAAGATTAGACTTCTGTCCTTTCTTGATCTTCTTATACTCTTTAATCAGTCTGTCAATTTCGTCGTTAGAAATATTGACTGTAAGTTCTTTGTCTTCTTCTTTTTCAACAAACCCTAAACCAGTTTGTTCCATACTGAAAACCTGAGACTCTTTTTCATCAACATAATCATTGATGACTTCTTGAATCTCACCACGGATTAGGGAATTGATTTGTTCTCTCAGTTCTTCGTCATTCATTTCTTAGGTGGGTTCCAGAGTTTAGGGTTCATTCGACCTTCTGTTTGGGTCATGTTTTTGAAGTCACTACGGTAGTTGTCCCAGTAGTGATCAAAGATGTCTACTTGTTTTGCAGCAGCAACAATATCAAACTTGGTGATACCGTTTTGTTCGTATTCAATCAAAAAGGAATTTGATGGAAGAGATTTATCATCTGCCTGTGACGGGTCACAGTCTGAATAGATCTCTTTGATACCTTTTCCCATTAAGAACGGCCTCCCCATTGGATGTCTGTGTATGCTGACTCTACCACAGATTGGGTCAACTTGTACTTAGATTCAAGATTCTTATCTTTGACCAGACAAAGGATTTCAGATTCTAATGGGTGGAGACCCTCCAACATCTGAATGAACATGGACTCTCTACGGGTCTTGGAGAGGGAATCATTACCACCTTTAACAAAGTGGTACAAGTTCTTCCATTCCTTCCTCAGAGAGGTGTGATCGGTCCCTACGGGGACATCATTCTTCTCGAAGGGAACCTCACCCTCAGGTAACATAGAGACGACAGTGTCATCAAAGTTCCAGATCAGGACTGCCTTGAGTGCCTCTGTCTCATACTCTTTGAGAACCTCAATCTTCTTGGCCTTGGTTCTCTGTTTACTAACAACTTCCAGAATCTCAAAGATGAATGGATTGGGTGGAAGTTTTGTACTACTCGTTTTCTTCGTCTTCGTAGAGGTCATTTTCAAATCTCACTGATAAAATTTCGTCTGGGATAATATTACCATCACCATCAAACATTTCTGGATGGATGAATGGAACACGGGTTTGGTCTAGGTATTGTTTTACTGTCCAACCAAGGAGAGTTCCAACTAAAAGAAATAGTCCTGATACACCAATGGACAGGACAGTGATTGCAGTTTCCATTTAATCTCTCCGAGAGTTTACTTTCTTTATGTCTAGGTGAACATTAAAGTAGAAGTTAATCTCTCGACCTAAGAGAGAAATTAACTTCCCAAACTTTAGTTCAAAAGTTTTGGGTACTCGTTCTCTCCTCCGTTTTTTTCTTAGTAACAATTCCAGACCTCTGTTAATCTCCAGAGGTTCTGTGTTATTTAGAGGGTTTTCTTTTCCTTCCTGGTCGTCTTTCTTGCTCATATTTTTTCATATCTTCAAGGATACCATACAAATAATTTCTTATCTTTCTTGCTTCTGGTTTACCAAGATGACCATAGGCCTCTCTTAATAACTTGTGCAAATCATCAGAACCACCCTCAAGATACTCATCCAAATCCTCTATCAAATCACCCATCTCCTTGTGGACGGATGACTGTAAGAACTCTTGGATTTGTGATTTGGTGACCTTGTTATTCTTGAGGAAAGTATACATGTCTAACATATACTTTCCTTTAAATGAATAATCTATGGTTTGATCTACAATACCATAGAGTTCATACATTTCCATCAGATAATTTTATTCTCTTGAAGATATTTAACAGTTTCAGTACATCCACCAAGATGAGTACCGTCATCAGGACCTTCAACAGTTAATATAACTTGAGGAAATGTGGAACCCTGTCCAAACTTAGAATAAAACTCCTCCCTTGTGTAGTCCCTACCAAGTTTCAGGACTACATGTTTCTGTTCAGCAAGTTCAAGAACCCTCTGAACCTTGGTACAGAAAGGACAACCGTCCTTTGAATAGATTGTGTAAGTCATACGTCAATTGTGTTTCTTACTTCAGGGTTTTTCTTAAGTTCTTCAATGAACTCATTTTTTGCAAGACAGGATTTGTATCCTGGGTAGAACTTTTCCATCAACATAGGAACAGCCATACAACCAGGATACCCACCTTTGATCCAGACCTCTTTACGGTCCTCTAAAACAACATGATTGAATGGAAACTTAGTTTTCTTTTTGTTCATAGGGGTGTTGTGGAGTGAACTCTTCAAGGGGTTGAGACTTACTCAGGTCTCGACGAGATTGGTTCTTGATGATGATGAATGCATCTTTATTATATTTACGAGTACCAATCGGTGACTGCCACTTTTTGTTGTACTCCTCACCAACATCAATACCAGAGACGGCAGTACCACCAATCTCCACATCAATCTCATCATCAACAGTCCAACCAAGGGTGTTGATGACTCTTCCGATTTGTTCTACGAGAGTACTGTCCCTCTCGTCATGTTCAAGATTACCAAG